CCGTTAATGTATAACTGGTTGTTACATTTTGGTCGCTCTCGAAGAACACCTCATCAGTTCCGCCTCCAGTACTGCCAGCACCTCCACCAATCGCACCCCAAGCACCATTGTTATAGCCTTCAAACTGATTTAATGTTGAGTTATGCCTAAACATACCAACAGCAGGGCTTCCATCTCTCTGGGCTGTAGTGCCAGTAGGTATCGTTAAGCTAGACGTATAGTTATGAATTACTTTTCCTGTAAAAGTTCCACCACTAAGAGGTGCAAGACCAAAGTTTGTAGTTGCAACAGGACCAATAGTTACATATCCATTATTTGCAGCGTTTCTTATTTTTAAATTTCCATCAGAAGTATCAACATGAAACTGATACGCATAATTAGTTGTTAACGCACCAGACTTACTATTATTAGACGCAATAGCCTGGAATAAATTATTTAGGTCAGTTCTTACTGCACTTCCTGTTCCATTATCAATTATAAAATCGTGTTCAGCCATTTATTAAAATCGATTTATTAACATGATACATGAATTTTTATCCTTTACCAAAGCCTACAGCTTGATATGTAAAATTTCTATCAATACTTGCATTTGATGAATTTTTAAAATGAACAGTAAAACCAGTTCCAGAAATACTAGAAACTTCAAAATAATCTCCAGAAACCATATTTTGTGCATTAATTCCAACTGAAGGAAGATTACTATTTGCTCCTAATAAAGAAGAAGTTCCTACAAAAAATGGATTTGTAAATGTAACAGCTTTAGCTCCTGCTCCACTTGCTGTAACATTTCCTTGTTCTGTTCTTCTTTGTAAAGATGCTGTATATCCTAATTGAGAAACTTTTATATCTTGAGCAACATCATTACTTGTAAGTTTTGCTCTGAACTGAAATCCTCTGCCTTTATAAGTACCATTAGCAAATGTTTGAAAATCAGAATATGTAGGAGAACTTGAAGGATTATCTTGAGTTACTCTTACTAACATTTCAGCATTAACTTCTGTAGCTGTAGCTCCATCAAAATCACTAATACTATCAATCAAACCTCGAGAATCAAATAAATCTGAAGGATAAAATGCTTCTGTTAAGAAATGTCGTTTTAGATCTAAACTAAATACTCCGCCTAAATCTAAAGTAGTTCCTCCAGCAGTTCCGCCGAAATCATAAGTTCCTTCTGGAACTATTCCACCAAAATCATCTAAAGAACCAACAGCATCAAAATCTGTAATAGTATCAAAAGTACCACCTCCAACTAAGTTAATAGTGTCTGTAGTAGCATCAAAAGCAACATTAGTTTTTGTTCCTTGAAATTTAGGACTATCAGTATCTTCTCTTCTTGTTTGTGTAATTAAAGGTGCTTGATTATCAGGTAATTCAATTATTACGCTTGTTTCTCCAGAACAGAATCTACCGCCATCATCTCTAAATTTTAAAATATATTCTCCTTCTAAATATGGAACTTCTGCAGAAGTTGTATTACCAGCTAACGCTTGAATTAAATCAGTACTATTAGAAAAAGTTCCATTTCCATTTGTTAAAGTAGAATGTCTAACATATACTCTTCCCCCGTGAGTTACGTCTAAATCTGTTGATAAATTCCAACGTAATCTTACTAATTTTTCATTTATTGGTTCGGCTGATAATCCAGTAACATTTGATGGAAGTGCAGTCTTACCAACAGCATTGAAGGTTAAATCAGCAGAAGTAGCACTTGTTTGTAATGCAGTATTATAGCTAAATACTTGAAATTCATAAGTTCCTATATCTGTATTAAATATTTCAAAGTCAGGAGAAGAAACTGTAGTAGAAACATAATTTCCATTATTAAATCTGTAATTAACCTGATATTGAGTTACTCCGACAATAGGTTGCCAACTTACAATTAATTTTGATACAGCTTGATTATTAATTTCAACAATTTTTTCTTCTGCCTGTAAAGCATTTGGTGGGTCTTTTGGAAGATTCAGTATTGATACTGTTCTTGTTGGTAAAGTTGCACCATCTTCAATAAATGCGTATTTTTCATTTATATAAGATAAAGCTGTAATTGCATAAACTAAACCTTCCTGTTCTTCTACAGTTATTACTCTAAATTTTTGAGCTTCAACAGTATCATCTTGTAATAACCAAACTGTATTTACATTAGGAGTTTGAGAAAATGCAGAAGAAACTGTAACTACTGCACCTGAGACACTTGATACTGATTTAGTTTCTACTGTTCCGTCAGGTAAAATTACAGATAAAGTTGGATTATTTGTTGTAGGTAAATCAGTTGCAGCAGAATCATCTACAGTAATTTGTGTAGTTGTAGCAGAACTTATTCTTCCTCCTCTTCTTAAGCCTGATCTAACAGAGTCTGCAATTTCAATAATTGCTCCAGGTCTAACAACAACTCCAGAATCAATAGAAGTTGCAAAAGAAACCACTTCTGATTCATTTTGCTCCGCGAAAAGTATTGCCTTTGCTAATCTTCGAGCTTGTGCTCTGCTAGTACATGCAAAAGCTTTTACCTGTTTAATAATTACTCCTAATTTTGCAATTGCAGCAGTATCTTCATAAACTTCATAATCTATTTCTCTACTATCCATATTGAAATAAGAAACAGAAATTACAGTATTTCTTGTTTTTAATCCACTCCCTGAATAACTAAAACCTGCTTCGGTTACATTAGATAAATTAAATAAATAGCTTGCATCTTTAGGACTATCTTGTGCTAATTGAATACTTCCTGCAGACCAGATAGGCATACATCTCATAACGCCTGCTAATTCATTAATTAAAGAAAATGCTTCATTTGAAGATTGAATATTTACATTGCAGCTAAATCTAGCCTCCTGACCTCCTAAACCATCTGACACCAACGTATTTGCAAATTTACTGGCAGTAACAAAAGAAAATAAATCAAGAGAACTATCTGTTATATGATTACCAAATCCATATCTTGTATCTGTTAATAAATCTAATAGCACCATACAAGGACACGAGGTCCATACAGCTGCTCCCATAACTCCATTAAAGATATAACCATCAGGATAAATAATTCTTCCTGTAGCAGAATCAATACTCGGAGTTCCAGAACTATTTGCACCTGCTCCTGGAATCCTTACTTTTATTCCTCTAATACGATATTTTCGAGTTGGAATTGATTGAAACTGCATTGAATCCAATCGAAGAGAAGCATAAGCACTATTTGCATAAGTAGAAGCATCATCTATTATTTCGGCAAAACTTGTCCAAATAAACGAATCAATTAAAGTAGAAGTAGAACTATCAGCAGTAATTCTTGTAACTCTTATATCTGCAGGAAAAGTTCCTGTTAAATTTATTCGATAGTCTCTTTGATAAGCATCAGCACTTCGACCAGTAATAGTATCTGAAATAATATCTGTAAAACCACCAGAATTATATTGAACAGATATTTTTAAAGAAACTGAAGAACCTAATAAATCTCCTTTGTCAGTAGCTTTTTGTAATTGTGGAAAAGTTATAGTTACATTTACTGCATCTACATTTGAATTTGTTATCTGTCTAGTAACTGGAGTTGAAGCTGTTACTGTTGCTCCTACTGCTGTTATTGAAGAACTACTTTCGATTCCAGGTATTTTTGTTTGATTAGAAGTACCAAATCTAGGATTAAAAGTTACATCTTGAAAATTAAAATCTGTTGTTGCTGGACTAGCAGAATTAGCAGTAGATTTTAAAACAGGAGTATCGTTTAAAAATACATCTTTTAAAGCAGCATTATTATATGCAGTTGTTCCTTGTGTTAATCCTTCTTTAGAAGCAGAAGCAAAACCTTCAATTTCGCCTTCAGAAATTAAATCTAATAAAGTAGCAAAACTTCTACTATGTAAATTATCAGGAGTTCTTGTTGGTTGCGGTGGTGGTGGTGGGCTTCCTCCTCCAGAACCAATAATTTTTTTTGGTAATTTATTAGTCATGCCTGTACTTGCTGAGTGTCAACTGCTCCACTGATCACCACTGAGCCAGTTATGATTTCTCCGAAAACTAAAGGTACTGGAGTTCCTGCTCGTGATGTATTTTGAGTTCCAGAAAAGCTAAAAGATAATTGTGGGTCTTGTTCAGAACTAAATCCTTCAAATTTTGGTAATGGAAACAGCATTTCACTTACCCCAGATAATACAAGCGAAGCTCCAACAGCACTTGTTAAAGTTCCAACTCCAGTCATAAATGCACTTCCTGCAGTGAAACCAGTCATAGTAGTTCCTGCTGCAATTTTTCCAGAAGCACTAATAGTTCCAAACATACCTGCTCCAGGAAACAAAAAAGATGCTCCAATTAAAGCAGCTCCTAATAAAATTCTTCCAGTACTTCCTCCAGCTCCACTTATTACAGGAATAAAATGAATATCTTCCTGACCAATAGGATAATTAATTTCTTCTTTTGAAATATTATAATTACCAATTTTTACCTGATAATATTTAGGATTCATAAATTTTTCTACCTGCGGAAAATTATTAACAAGAAAACTAACAGCTTTTGATAAACTATCTACTTTAATTTCAAATTCTTTATGACCAATAAATTCTGCAAGTTCGCCATATAGTTTTAGCTTACGCAACATAACGATACCTCCCACCAGTTGATTTCAATAACCATTGAGAATATGGTTCTCTACAAGATAGTCTATCTGTTAAATGATGTAAAACATCTCCATCTAAAAAAATAGCTACATGATTTAAACCAGGAGAACCAATAGACATTAATAAAGCATCACCATTAATTAATTTTTCATCTGGTCTTAATTCTCTAAATCCAGTTCTCCATGCACAAGTTTCAAATAAAGGATTCAATAAAAATTCTTCAGGTGTTGTTGGTCTATCCCAATCTTTTAATTCAATATTTTTTTCTTCTTTATACCAATCTCTAACTAAACTCCAACAATCAGAAACTCCCCATACCCATTGCCTACCTACTAAAGGTGCTTTAAATCCAGTCGGTTTACAATCAGCCCATTGTTCTGTTTTAGGATTTACTATATGCCATTTCAAATTACTTTGCTCACACGCTACTCTGTCGGCTTGTGATGGCTCTGGAGGTGTTATTGGGTGTGAATGTATTATTGCTATAATTTCGCCTACTGAATCAGCTTTTACATAATCTTCTGGGTCCATGATAAAACATTGATGAGAAGTCATTGATAAATTACGACAAGGAAAATATTTTTCTTTTCCTCGAATATTTAATAATAAACCGCAAGATTCTTTTGGGTCTTGTTCTTTAGCATGAACAAGTGCTTCTTCTTTCCAAGTCATGCAATAAACGTACCAATAGAAGGAAATTCTGTCCTAGTACATTGTCTTTTAGGTGCTCTTATTCCTGCAAGATCAAATACTGCAGCTAATTCAAAAGTAACTACTTCTCTGTTTTCTGCTGATTTTCTATCAATTTTATAAATTTCCTGTGGAAATTCTGCAGTTGGGTCTGGTGTTCCTAATGGATTGACCTGTTGAGTTGTGGTTGTTGTTGTATCTTGAGTTGTTGTATTTGGATTATTCATAGTTATTGTATTTCCCATTCCATTCCCATGAACAGTGCAGTAATATCTCAAATCACTAGGAGCAGAAGGATATGCAGGCTGATATGTTACTGTAGCTCCTGCATTTCCAGCAGTTCCAGAAACAGTTGTTGTTTGTGCTCCTCCTGCATCAGATTTTATTGCTAAAGGGTGTCCACTATTTGAAGCGTCAGCCTGATTGAATATATAAGTAGATCCTCTTTTCATTGTAAGAACAGGATTATTAGAACCATTAATAGCAAAAATATTAGAACCTCCTACATTTACAACCGTTACTGTATAGGTTACAGATTCAGCATCTGCAGGATCTGCAATTGTTTCAGTAGTAGTTGAACTTGTAGTTGACACTGGAAAATTTACTGCATCAATATAACGAGCTAAAGTTCTAATTCTTTTTACAGTAGCTCCAGTTAAATCATTTCCTGTAGTTACCTTATTTACGTTTAATAAAATTGCGGTAATTGTTCCAATAGCATTACTTATTGTTAGTGTTGGTCTAGGTAATTGACCATTAGTAAAAGCAAAACCTTCAGCCTGTATAGGCATTTTTATATATGAATTTCCTGCCCATACAATATCTCCATTAGAATTTAAACTTGTTCCATTATGAAATCTATAAGTTTGAGCAGAACCATGTAATGTAGCGTCAGTAGTCAAAGTAAATAATTCAATAATTGCAGAAGGATTTATTTTCTGTAAATCAGTAATTATTGGTGCTGTACTCATGGTTCAAATACTTGTCTAAATGTTGTTTGAATTGTTGCTCTATTTAAGTATGTAATTCTTTTATTCCAAGTATCACAAACAAATTTCATTGAAGAACCTTCTCCTGCAGGTTGATAATCAAAACTTTCTGTTGAACCTCTGGCATCAAGAAATGTTTCTATTTCATCTGCTTGCGTTTCTGAAACATTAAAAGTAAAAATAAAAACTTTTGGGTTTTGATTTTCTGCTAATCCAAAAGTAATTCTATGTTCAAAACCATCTGCAAAACGAACTACTCTTTTAAATGGTGCAGATCTTTTTTGCGTACCATAAGTTGGATTTATTGATGGAAATGTTGCCATTATGCTAATAATCCTCCTGGCCTTTTTTGTTTAAGTAATTCAGATTGAATTGCTACAGATAAAACTTTTCCTAATTCTTGACCGCCTTGATCGTCTCCTTCTACTGTTGACCCTGTAGCATCTACATTAACCACAATATTTGTAGGACCTCCACTAATTGCACTATTAGGAGAAATCATACCTGATCTTGAAGCTGTAAACAATTCAGGTCCTTTTTCTCCTACTAAATAAGATCTACCTGACATAACAGAACCACCATTAGCTCTTGTACCTGAAAAGAATTTTCCTATTCCTCCAGGCAATCCACCTAAAAAAGTACTTACACCATATTGAATTATTGCTCTTTGAATTGCACCAAATACACTAGAAGCTACTTCTCCTAAAGTTTTAGTTCCTTTAATTGCTCCATCTATTGCGTCAACTAAACCTGTTTCTATTGTATTAGCAATTGAACCATATAAAGTTTTTATTCTTGCTAATTGTTGTTCATTTTTTTTATCTTGTATTTCTTGTTCTTTTGCTACACCTAATTTTTTCTTCATGATTTCTATTTCTTCTTTTAATTTTCTTATCTGTTCTCCTAATAGTCCAGCACCTCTTTTTTGTTCTTGTTTTCTTCTTAAAGCTATTTCTAAACGAGTTATTTCTGCTTTTATTGCTTCTTGATTTCCTTCTTCTATTAATTTTTTATTTTTCTTTCTTTCTTGATTTTGTTTAAAAATTGCTGTTGTTACTAATCCTATAGCAGAAGCTAAAGCTATTAGAGGTAAAGCGTTCATTGCAATTGCTAAAGCTCCTGTAGAAATAGCTAATGCTTTAGTTGAAAGTGCAGCGGTTGCATTTGCTTTTGCAAGTGCTATTGCACCTATAGAAGTTGCTGCAAATTTAGCAATAAGAATAGTTTTTACTGCTGAAAGTAAACCAGCGGCTACAGTAGCAGCTTTAAATGCTATAGCTATTCCAGTAAATATTGCAGCTGTTTTTCCAATAGGAGAATTAATAAAATTGGTTATTACTTCTGTTAATCTTGTTAATCCTCTAATAATTGGAAGTACTGCAGGGGCTAAAGTTTCTCCAAATGCTCTAGATAAATTTTCGGTTTCATTACTTAGATTTTTAAATACCTGTGTCGGGTCATTTTTAAGTAATTCTCTTAATGATGCACCACCATCTTTTTCTATTTTTCTTAAAGCTCTAAGTACAACATCACTTGTTAATTTTCCTTGAGAAGCAAATTCTTTTAGTTTTCCAATATCTGTATCTAATTCATCTGCAATAGGTTTAAGTATTGTTGGAATTTGTTCTGATATACTTCTAAATTCATCTCCTTGTAATCTTCCAGAACCTAAAGCCTGAGCTAATTGTCTAAAAGCATTTGATGCTTCTATTGTTGAAGCTCCTGCTAATTTAGCAGCAGTATTAAATCCAAAAAATGTAGATTTTATATCTTCTACACCCACTCCTAAAGGCGCTAATCTTGCAGTTATATTTGTTATTCCTTCAAGTGCTTCTGTAGAACTTAATCCAAATGCTTTCTGAGCATCTGCAGCTATTTGTTGAGATCTTGCAAAAGTTCCAGAAGATTTTGTTAATAAACCTAATCTTACATTTAATTTTTCAAAGTTAGCTGCTGTCTGTATTGCATTTTTTCCTAATAAAGTAATTCCTATTCCACCAATAGCAGTTCTTAAACCACCAAATGCTTTTTGTAGTTGATTTGTTTTATTCTGAACACCCTGTAAAGCTCTAGTCGCACCACTAGCATCAACAGTAAGTCTTACATTAGCCTGAGCCACAAATTAAAAAAGTCTTTATTCAAGTTTACCCTAATTTTTGTTTTTGTCGTTGCTGTGCTCTTTTTTCTTGTTCAGTTTTATTTTCGTAATATGCAACCCAATATATTAATTCTTCTTCAGTTATAGAATTTCTTAATTCATTTAAAGTTTTACCTAATTCTGTTGCAAGGAAAAATTCAAAATTTAGCCAATTATCCCCCTTTATTCTTTTTTTGCTGTATCAAGATCTAATGTTACATCAAATAAAAATAGTTCAATATCATTTAAAACTTTTTCTGGTATTGATCTTTGTAATATTGGTGCATCTGACATGTCAAAAGCAGGACTTCCATCTTCTTTTTGTGCTATTTTGCATAATAACTGAGTTGAAACAGTTAAAGCCTCATCAGTTCCAGCTGATGCTTGAGCTTTTTGTCTATCAAATCTAGTGATAGGAGGAAAATATAAATCTATATTAGTTCCATTAGGAGTTTCTAATACATACTTTCTTCTTGTTGACATCTCATCTTTGAAAGCTCCAATGATAAGATCTGCGGTTCTTTGGGTTGCCATAAATGCGGGTTTTTTTAGTTAATTAAATAGCTGAAGTGATAGTTCCAGTAGGTTTAAAAGTAATACTAATTGTATTAGCTTCTCCTAATGATGAACTTTGTTCAAAATTAGTGATAATACCGTTAAAAGATATTTTTTGAGAAGCACTGCTACTATCAGGAAAAAGTTCAAATGATGCTGTTCCTGCATCTCCAGTAACTAAAGCTCCATCAATAAAAGTAGCTGTTTCTCCAGAAGCTGCATCATCATAAAGTAATTCAGCACTTCCTTCGCCTTCAATTAAACCGCCTGTAAACTGTTTAAATGTATCTCCCTGAGCAGTGATTTCTTGTAAATCCTTAGACATACTAAAAGACCAACTTGTAGTTCCTAGAACTGGGTTTACAGATGAGCCACCATCATCAAATTTGACCTGACCTACATCACCCTTTACTTTTGCCATAACTAAAAAAAGTAATATTTATAGATATATTAACTCTTCTTTGTTTTTTTCACAATAATTTATAAATTATAGATCTTCATAAATTCCAAATGTAATTCTTATTTGTGTTTGAAATTTTCCTTCTGGACTTGATTGAAATATTTCAGGACCAACAGGAGAATCAAAAATTACATTAGAAACCGTTACTCTGTTATATAAATTTCTTAAACGTTCAGCAATTGTAAAATTAGCTCCAGAACCAATTCCTTCTTCTGTAAATATATTTAATAAAACTAAACCAACAACATTATTTGTAGCTGTACTTGTATCACCTTGAGTTAAATATTCATTAGTACCAAAACTTGTAGAACATTGAACAAAAGTATCTTCTGCAGTTGAATCAAAAGCCATATTATTAAAAACTACTGGAATCGCAGGGCTTGAAGCTAATTCTGTAGCTAATCTTGCTTCTATTGTTGCTCGAACAGAATTTAAATCTAATGCAGCCATTTTAAATACCTCTTTTTATTCTTTCATATTCTCTTCTTGCATATATTTCAAGTTCTTTTCCAATTAATTCAGGAAATCCTGCAACTGTATTTTGTCTAGTTCTATATGTACCGCCCCATGAAGGAGGTAAATTTACACCAAAACAAACAGGTTCTGCATAAGCTAAATTATTAATAATTCTTCCTTGTAATGGTTTAATTTCTGTTTGCCAGGCATTTCTTAAATCGCCACCGCCTGCAGGTTCTCCTTCAAATACAACTCTTACAGGAGTAGCTAATTTAACTCTTGCTGTCCATTCTAAAGTTGTTGCTTTTACTAAATCTTCTATTGCTTCTTGCATTACATCATCAATTTGATCTAATCTAATTTGTCTTGTCATAATTACCTCAAAACAAGATCAAAACTAATAGCAACATTATTTTGTTCATTTTGAATTACCTGGATTATTTTAAATTCTACATTACTTATTAAAACTCTATCTTTAGTTGTCGGTATATAAGTTAAATCTTTTGCTGCAATAGTTAATCGTTTATCTTGTGATTCAATTAAATTATTTACTTCTGATCTATTAACATTACTTAAAACCCCTTTAATAGTTGTATCGGAAGTAGATTCTGCTATAGCTCCAGTTGTTGTATTATAAGCACCTGCAGTAACTTGTCTAATAGTTACATTTCCACCAAGTTTTTTTAATGTCTTAGAAGCTGCTTTTTTTAATGCTGAAGCAATACTCATAAATAATATGCTATTACTTGTCCACTAGCTAAAGTAATACTTGTAATTACTCCACAAACTTCACTAGATGCTTTCATTGTTATTCCATTAACAGTAGAAGAACCATTTTCTGTTATATTTTCAGCTACAAAAGTTGCTTCTGCATCTGTTAAACAATGAACTTTACCAAATCTGCCTGTATGAGCAGCAGTATTTGTGATAATAATAGCAGCGGGATAATCGTAACCGTAACCCATTTTTTAAGACCTCCGAATTGAAATGTTGCCTGGTCCACTTATTCTAATGCCTGATAGATAGCGTTCAACAAGTGGTGGTATTCGATCAGCTCCAACTGCACCATAAAAATTAGGTGTGACGTTTAAACTACCGATTGAAACATTAGAAAAATCTTCTAATCCACTTAATCCTAAACCATCTCTATTGTTATTCAAGTAAACAGCTAAAACTACTTGTGCATTTTTAACACGTTCTGGAATTTCTGTATCTGTATAATAATCAGCAACTAATCTATTAGGAAATGATAAACCATATAAATTTGTATAAGTATCAGGTTTTCTTACTCCGCTTCTAGGCCATTGTAAAGCCTGAGTATCAGATACTCTTGCACCTAAAAAACGTTCTCTATCAATTCTTTGAGCAGCAGTATAAAGTGCTCTGTTTTTATTATCAGTAGTAGAACCGTCCCATGCTGAAACATCATCATCAAGAATTAATCCTTCAACTATAGAATTAGCATCAGAAAGAGTTATATAACTATTTGCTGACGCGCTTCCGACTGTTGCTGTTATTGTTATTGCCATTTAAATTTTCTTTTTTAGGCTTAATTTTAAGAATTGGCTTTAATGAAGAAACGGAAGCTGCTTTTGAAGCAGCCTCGTTTTGTTCCCTCATACGCCGAAAAGCGTAAATTGACATTAACTGGAAGCACCTTTTAGTGCAACAAAATTAATAACAATAGCTTCACTTAATGAACCACCAGAAACGTTAGAAACTGTGATTTTAAATGAACCGCTAGCAATACTATTAGCGCTTACTATATAAGCTCCAGCAGTACCAGCTGAACCATGACAAGCAACAACTACATCTGTAGCAGCAATTTTAGTGTTAGTAACTGTAAAAGAAACTTCCGCCGCATCTGCTAAAGCTGCTCCATTCATAGTGATTTGACCTGACTCTGTGCTCAAAGTAACCGCAGTTGCTTTGTTAGTAGCTTGAGTAACAGTTCCGCCAGAAGTAGGTCCAACCAAACTTCCCGCAGTGACTTCAAATAAAGAAGGCATAATTAATTACCTCTAGTCGTTGTTTGAAACGATAGTTGCGCGAGCAATACCGATATTTTTTGTTTCATACACTTTCGACCAAGATGCCACTGTTTCCAATACAGATCTGTTTGGATTGACAGTAGATACAGCGTATTTAAGACCAACTGGGTGGTAAATATAATGAAGGTCAACAGCCATTGCTTCTTCCAAAGCAAGAATGTCGCGATCAGTTTGAGTTCTCATTGGAGATTGCTCACCAGTTACGATAGCTCCGCCAGTAAAGAAGAAACAACTATATTCAGTTGTAGCACCAGAACCAGTTGTTGGAATATCATCAGAAACAATCACGCGTAAACCCATGAAAGTTGGAATTGATGTTGTTCCAGGGAATGCATTTGCAGTACTACCAGAAGCAGCTGCAGTATCAGGAGCGCCTGTATTATCGTAAATACGATCAATAGCATTTCTTTCAACTAAGTCATAGTAGCAATTTGAATGCATTGCTACAGTTGTAAGTTTTTCTCCTTGATCTCCAAGAAGTGCTTTAGCTCTTGCAACATGGCGAGGGCTTAAAACTGTAGGAGAATCACCTGATTCAGAATCAATACAAAGATCAAATAATGCTGAACTACTATCATTTGCATTAATGGAACCAAATGCACCAGTTAAGCAAGAATATAAATCTTTTTGCTTTTGGTTATTTACATAAGCAGCCATTTTTTGTGCGATAGCAGCCATTGGGTCAGGACCACCACCTGCAGCTAAAGCAGCTAAATCACGTGAAGAAAATGCTCTCCCTCTGTGTAAAACGGCTGCAATTTGGTTATCTGCTGTAATTTTGCCTGGAGTTAATGAAGTTGAATCTGATAAAACTTCAAAATCGCCAGATAAATTTGCTTTATAAAAAGGTATTTTTACAAAGTCTCCACCTCTATCGGAGGATAGATTTAATTCTGCCAAAGGTGCCACAACCCCACTCTGCAAAAAAGAATCTCTGTTAGTAGTTTCTTCAATGAGATAGGGTGTAAAAACCTCAGGAATGATTAAATCACTTCTTAATGTAGCCATTAAAAAATGTACTAATGATTTTTACTTTTCGGTGACAACACCTGACTTATACAAACAAGTTAATCTTATATTAACCGCTAACTGCATTTTTTAACATATTATATTTATTTATATCTGTTCTATAAAGTCTTGCCTGTTCTGTAAGATTAAAACTTTCAGTAGAAAATGGATTTTTTTCATTTGAAACAAAATCTGCTGTAGTAGTAGTTCTTGCAGAAGGTGCTCCACCGCCTTGAGGTTTTGGGTGTTTTTGAACCCAGTTAGGCATTGTTTGTTGAGCCCATTCTTTAACAGGAGTTCTATTATATCCATCAACAATAACTACAGTTCCATCTGGTTCGCGTGTTAATTGTTCTTTATTTATTCGAGAAAGAGCATATTGTGGGTCATGAACAACATCAGCTAAAGCAGTTACAGCAGGCGCTTCTACTTCTAATTCTCTTTGTCTGCGCTCTAAATCTTCTATTTTAGATTTAGCTTGAGCTTCCGCTTCTTGATACTGTTGTGCTTGTTTAGCAATAGCTTCTTCGTACCTACCTTTTTTTTCTAATTCTTCCTGTTCTTTTTGTTGTTTATATGCAATTAAAGCATTAACATCAACATCTGAAGGAATAGCTTTTTTTGCTTCTATAGCTTTAATATTTTGATCTAATAATTTAGCATTATTAGCCTTTAATTTTGCTATTTCTTCCTGTAAAGAATTTAATTGTTCTTGAGAAGGGTTTGGTTTTTGTAGTTCTTCGGTCATAAAAAAAACTTATTATTTATTAATAATATACCTATAATTTACCATTTGACCTTATGAGACCAATATAAAGCTGAAAAAATATTAGGATTTGGGTTCTGAGCATTATGTCTTGCATAATAAGATTTTCTTCTATTTTTATCTTTTTTTGATGTAGGATTTTTGCCTGCTCCAGTAACTCCTTGCTGTCCAAATCTAATTAATTTTGTTTCAGAACCTTTTTTTGCAAGTACAACATGAGAACTTCTAGGGTGATTTGGTGTTTTTTTTGCTTTGTTAACAGCAGTAAGCCCATGTTTATTTAGTTTTCTTTTTATTTTTTCTTTTTCAGTCATTTTCCTTTTTTCCTCATTGCTATTCTATGTGCTTCTGTAAAAGTTTTACCAGCTAACATTAATTTTGTCATTTCTTTTATATGCGCTTTAGTATGACCATGAGCTTTCTGATGTCTTTTTAAAGCATCTTTTTGTGGTTTTTTTAATCGTTGTCTGCGTTCTGTCATCTTTTTTTAGGTGATTTTTTTCTAGCTGCGTGTATATCATTATCAGCTTTTCTTGCTCCTCCTTTACCAGAAACAAAACTATTAACTCTACCCATTGCCCAAGCACCGCTAGAAACATTACGCGAACCAGAACTAATATAAGCAGCAATTCCTCTTTTATGAACTTTACGCAAATCTCCTACTGTATAAATAGATTTTTTTGCTTTAGCACTAAGCGTTGCAGATAGTGAATCAGCGCTTTTTTTTCTTTTTGGCTTTGGCATTTTGTGAAGCTCTGAATTTTGAAATTGCTTTTAAATCTATTTTTTCTCCGCGTTTATAAGCAGCTGCTGTACGTTTTATTTCTGCTGCTTTTGCAGATTTATTTTTAGCACCTTCAAGATATTTTTTAGGTAAACCTGTTTTTTTATCTTTAGGTACTTTTTTTCTTTTTTTAGTCACCTTTTACTTTTTTTGATTTTTTAGTAGTTTTAGGCTTTATTTCGCAGTTTTCAACCTTTGGCTTTGATTCATTATAAGTCTGGACTTTAAATGTATATCCCATTATTTTTTCCCTCCTTTTTTTACTTTTTTTGTTTTCTTAGGTTTACCGTACATAGAAAAAAAAATAGCTGTCTTTATATTACTTCTTTTTACGTTTTTTAGCAGTTTTCTTTTTACCTGCCTTAGATAATGCAATAGCTATAGCTTGTTTTTCTGTTTTTCCTTCACGTTTTAACATTTTTATATTGCTTGCTATTGAATTTTTAGACTTACCTTTTTTTAATGGCATGGCTATTCATATTTTTTTTTATATTCTAATACTTCTTTATCAGTAAAATCTTTTATTAATAGCTTAGAAATTTTATCAACTTCATAATTAAATTTTAAAATTGCTGTTCTGATATGTTCTGCAACCCATCTTCCTTCTTCAAAAACAACCTGAGCTTTACCATTTTCTTTTATAAAAACATAATGATCTTGACCTTTTAATTGAATATCTAAAAAGTTTTTTTCTAAATTTTTTTGTCTAATTTCTTTTAATTTCTGTAATTTTACAGTTGAATGTAGCTTTTTTTTCATAATAATTCTTTTGAAATATCAATCCAGCAAGGTTTAGGTTCTGCTCCTGGAATATTTGTATAAAAAGGGTTGTTTATAAATTCATAAGTTTTTTCAGTATAAGGATTATAAAAAATCATTCCTAAATAAGGATTATGAGGAAATTGTGTTTTGTCCATTATTTTAAATTGCTACGTTAATTTTATTGCCTAATTCATTCATAATTACTTTTATATCTTCTTTATTAAGATTTCTGAATACCTCATATTTTAAAACTCTATTATCTTTAAACATTTTATGAAGCTTTCTTTCAAGTGTTTTAAATTTACTTGTAATAGGACTAACAGCTAAAACTTTATCAGGTTGTTGTTCTTTGATTCTTGTTTTTATTCTTGCAGCTGTAGCTCTACCAATCTTCCAATAGCCTTTACTTTCAACAAAATAAACATGACCTAATTCTTTAGATTTTTTTGGTGCTTTATAGTTTTCTGGAGGAGTCCAGGCATTTTCCCAACCTTCTTCAAATGCTTCATCATTCCAAACTTTTTTACCTCGAACATATTTAAAAAAGCCTTTTTTTATTAACCATAATTCTGCTTCAAAATCGCTTGATATTTTATATTGAACTTCATTTCCTATAGAAATATTTGTTTTTGTAAAAACTAAACCAAATTCTTTATATATTTCATCTTCTGACATTCCAAAAAATCTTTCATGTTTAGGTCTTTTGTCAGGAGCAAAAGTACTAGGAAAAGTAGATAATGTACCGCTTCCAGTAGTGGAAACGGTCATATCATGTGTATTAAAAGTAATATTAGGAATAGTTACTCTGTCCATTTGAATTAAATTTTGTTTTTAAATATTCAATTTCAATAGCTTTTTTTTGCTGTAAATAATATTCATTAGTCATTGTTGATTCAAATAAATAACGATCATTTAAGCGAGAAATAGCCATGTCATATTCTTTTTCAGTCATTTTTAGAACAGCTAGAGCACTTTGGATTTATAATTTCGCCTTTAATTATTGAAGTTAAAAACAAAATAGCAATTATTGATGGAGGTTGTTCTTTACTAAACATAATCGTAGTTTTATTAGGTTCAGGAAAAGTTATTCCATCATTAAGAACACAAACAGAATGATCTGCATTTTCACAATCTTTAACCTGTGAAAATATATAACCATCTTCACCGTTGCTCATAGTTACTGGAGTAGGAAAAAAATCCATAAAATTCCAGCCCATTTCTTCAACACCCATTTCTAGATGTTGAATAAATTCAGTTGTATTTTTGTGCGGGTTAAATTTAGACATTAAAAAGGAATCTCCTCTGATTCTTCTTCTGTCTGTATTCTTCTAGGATTAATAGTTCCAAAGCAAGAATCCTCATCATCTTCAAAAGTATTTTTTCGACCATTTCCATTAAGATAAATACCTTCAACTTCTTCTCTTGAATTAGTTTTCATGTCATAAACTTTGCCTAGTTTTTTAAAGTTTTCATCTTCAGCAGCAGCTTTAATGTGAGCGCAAAATTCATCAATAGAAGTTAATGGAATAAATAAACGCATTTGTTTAGGATATTTTTCCTTGCTGTTTTCATAAGGATTATCTCTAACTGTAAAATTTACTGGAAGTGATAATGCAGGAACAAATTCTTGAAAAGCCATGATTTTAAAATGAATTAATTGGAGTAATGTTGTTTGTTTCTTCCCAAGCTAAAACTTGGTGAAGTTCGTAGCGTACTCGAGGAGAGCCAATAGCTATTGCGGTTTTTGATAATACATACCAGGACGGACCTGTTTGTTTACCAGCTTTAGTTTTATCTCGCCAACTTTTAATAGTATTAGGTTTTAAACCATACCTATGAGCAAGATCTTTTGTAGTTAAATATTGTTTATCAGTCATACTTTTTCAGTTAAATCTAAATATTTTTTTTCTAAAATATCAACTAATTTTTTATATTCTTCTTGAGTTAATTTACCTTCATTTAGTCTTTCACTAAATGTATCAGTATAAGGATCAAGTTTTTTTAAATCAGTACATTTTTCAATAGCCTGTTTAGCTAAAACAAATGTAGTTGATTTTGAATTTACTGTATTTACTACAAGATTTTTATTAGAAGAATTAGTAGTTTTCCATGCTTTTTTACCATCATAAAGAGATAAACCGAATTGATAGCCAAAATTAATTAATGCACGTTTTTTTGCATCTGTTTCAGCTTCTTTAATTGCTGCTTCGTGATTTATACCAATTCCTTGTTTTTGATTTCCGTGACCAGCACCTGTTCCTTCTTTAACTATATCGCCAACAGTAATTCTTACTTTGGCAATATATGTAACTGAATTAGGTTCTGCATGAACACAAGTTGTTGAAATAGTTTCACAAGACCAGCCATCAAAACCAAAAATACGGTTAGCTTCGTCAATTACATGCCACCCTTCAACATAAGATAATTGAAAAGTACCTGATCTATTACCGTCTCTAGTTTCAACGTTTTTAACGTCGATAGGTTGATTAAGTAATTGAATTTGTTCTTTAGTTAGTGTCATTTTTTAAATGCCCAGTAAGGTATGCTAATAGTTTTAATTCCTTCTTCAGGAGTGTTATATCCAGTCCACTTATTTGTTTTTACATAATTAGCTATTCTTCTTAATGATTCTTTTTGTAGTCGTAAACCTTCTTCTATTGATTCAGAATCTAATTCATAAATACCAATATTAAAAGGATAAACTTTTTCTACAGCTACAAATACAAATCTTTTACAGCCAATTACACTTGTGCCTTCTAAATAATGAGCGGCTTGAAGATGATATAAAAAATTAGCCATTGATCTTGAAAAAACATCTTCATGCGCTCCACCTTCTGCAGTAGTTTTTAAATCAATAACAGTATCGCCATTAATCCAATCTGCTCTGCATTTAAGAGATAAATCTGTTTCTTCATGGTCCCACCAAAAACTTTGCTCTGGTGCACCTTTAGAAAATAAATCAGAAGCAATCGAATGATTAGCAACTGCATCTCTTATGTCATTAGCTAAAACTCTTTCTTCAAAAGAAATAGCTTCTATTCCTTTTTCTTCAAGTTCTATAATTTTAGCTTTACCTTCTTTTGTTCTTTTATTTTCAATTACTTGATAAAAAGAAGTAAATTCATTAGGTTCTAAAACTGCCTTATGAATCATACGACCAATTTTTAAAGCTGGCGTATCAACTTTTTTTCTAGTATTAGGATTAAATTTTGAATCCCATAAAGTAAAACCATTAGTTTTAGTTTCTAATTTAAGATCAGATGCTGAATAACTTGATTCAGATCGATAATCAGATTCTTCTACAAAATCTGTTTTTAATAAAGCATTTGTCATGCGTAAACCTCAATTTTTTTTGTACGTAAACCTTGAACATAAACTTTAGTAAGTTCATCACAAGGAAAATCTAAGCTAATAAGCTTTCTATAAATTTCTAGTAGTTCTACTAAAGATTCTTGTGATAATTCATCTAAAGCAACCCATTCTTCAATAACAGAATCGTTTAATGAATCTGGTTCTCCATCATCAAAAATAGGACAAGCCATTAAAAAATTATTACTTAAATAAAAATAATAATTCTTTAATTGTTTTGTAGTGCCCTCTAAAGCTTTAACATTTTTCATTTTGCTAATTCCAAACAAGCGGCTTGAATACCATTAGCACAATGGATTTGTGTACTCTTATCTAAAGAGGAAGAAAAAGCAGTGAAGCTGATAAAGCCCACTGCTAAATAGAGAAATAAGTTTTGCATTAAACTAAAGAATTTAAGTTAACAGGTTCAAAAGACCAATCTCTTTCAACTGGTAAACAAAATGGTTTTGGACCTCGTAAGGCTTTAATTTCATTAATGTTGAAATAGCCAAACTCTTTAGCAAATCCGTCAACTAATCCGAAACATTGACCTGTTTTAGGGTCATATTCGGCGACGTACCAAGTAAAGTTAGAATCTGGTGTAAACCATTTAACAATAGCCTGGGGTTCATCTTTAGAGTCAATTGAATGACCTAAAGGAGGTAACTTCTTAAGAAGTTCTTGTGTAAGTAAGTTCATTGCGGGTTGAATGAATAGAATAAAGTACATATTTATTATGCACTAACTTTGAATAACTGTAAATGGCTTTATTAAGTATGCAACTATTTAGATGTATTAGAGTCATTCATAGTCATTACACTATATAATATA